GCGGGCGGCTGCCGGCCGGCCGGATGAAAACACCGCGTATAGGGAAAGCATTTGCAGCAGTGCCATGCCGGTCGATCCGGACCGGCCGGCTGAATCGCATGGGCAGCGTCTGGAGCGGCTGCACCGGATCATCGACAGGCTCCTGGCCAGACTGGAGAGCACAATGGACCACAACATGACACCGCAGGACCAGGAAAAGGCGGCACGCGCCATCAGCCAGACGGTTGCGGCGGTTGAACGCGTGACCGAACTCGCCAACGCCCAGGGCAAGGTGCCCGAAACCGACGGAGGCCAGAGCCATGACCGAGCCGAGGCCGAGCGGATGCGCCGCGAGATTGCGGAGCGTCTTGAACGCCTCAGCGCGAAGTGGCTCGACGGAACGGCAAAGCCTGAATGATCTGAGCGATGCCGAGATCTGCGACCTTTATTTCGATTGGCGGATGTGGGCGCGCGACGATCAACTGCCGCCTGAAGACAGCGAGGCGTGGCGCGTATGGCTGCTGCTCGGCGGACGCGGCGCGGGCAAGACGCGGGCAGGGGCGGAATGGGTCCGGGCGCAGGCGCTCGGCCTGTGGGACGGCCGTCATGACACCCCCCGGCGTATTGCCCTCATCGGAGAAACATTCGCCGACGTGCGGCGTGTCATGATCGAGGGGACGTCGGGGCTTCTCGGCGTTCACCCGCTCCACGAACGGCCGGTGTTCGAAGCGTCGAACGGCCGCGTCTTATGGCCCAACGGATCGGTGGCGCATGTCTTCTCGTCGGAGACCCCCGACAGCCTGCGCGGACCGCAGTTCGAATTCGCCTGGTGCGACGAGATCGCGAAGTGGCGAGAGCCGGATCAGGTGTGGGACATGCTGCAATTTGCATTGCGGCTCGGATGCCGGCCGCGCATCTGCGTGACGACGACGCCGCGGCCGCTGCCGTTCCTGAAGGCGCTGATCGAAGATGCCGCGACGGTCACCATGAGAGCGGCAACGCACGACAACGCCGATCATCTGGCGCCAGGCTTCGTTGCCGAAATGGAACGGCGGTATCAGGGGTCGGTTCTCGGCCGCCAGGAGCTGCTCGGCGAGATCGTCGAGGGCGCAGAAGGGGCTCTATGGCGGCGTGACTGGGTCGAGGCCGGGCGCGTGCAGTGTGCGCCCGATCTGAGGCGCGTGGTCGTGGCGGTCGATCCACCCGTGACCGCGACACTAAAATCGGATGCGTGCGGGATCGTGGTTGCCGGTGAGGCCGAGGACGGCCGCGTCTACGTTCTGGCTGATCTGACACTGCAAGGCCGCGAACCGCATGTCTGGGCGCGTGCGGCCGTGGCGGCCTATCACGAGTTCAAGGCCGATCACATCGTGGCCGAGACGAACCAGGGCGGCGACCTCGTGATTGCCATCCTGAAACAGATGGATGACGCGGTGCCCGTTCACAAGGTGACGGCCACGCGGGGGAAGTGGCTGCGGGCGGAACCGGTGGCAGCGCTCTACGCTGAAGGACGGGTGGCGCATGTGGGCCGGTTCGAAAAACTGGAGGCGCAGATGATGGCTTTCAGTGGCGACGGCCGGGTTCAGGGGAAAAGCCCCGACCGTCTCGACGCGCTGGTATGGGCGCTGACGGACCTGAAGCTGACGCCCGTGGCGCGGCCCGGGATCAGAAGGCTCTAGTGATGTTAGCGCCTACCGACTCCCCATTCGGGGAGCCGGCCGGTAGGCGCGGGGAAACTCTGCGCTTGCGCCCGGCGACTTCCCTGCCGGGGAGCCGGCCGCCGGGCGCGATGTGGGGTTCTAGCTGAAGGATAAAACATGGTCCGATGGACTGACCGGTTCGCCCGGATGTGGGCGGGTCCGCGCCGCTTTGCGCGCGAAGCGCGTGTCAGCGACGAGAAAGCCAGCCGCGCGGGCGCCGTGATCGCGATGGAGACGCTGGGGAAGCCGATATGGACTCCGCGCGACTACCAGGCTTTCGCGCGCGAAGGCTACATGCAGAACCCGATCGTCTATCGTTCGGTGCGCATGATCTCGGAAGCTGCGGCATCGATCCCGCTCCTTCTCTACGAGGGTTCCCACGAACACGAGACGCATCCGCTTCTCGATCTGATCCGTCAGCCGAATGCGATCCAGACATCGGCCGACTTTTTCGAGAACTGGTACGGCTTTCTCCTGGTCTCGGGAAATTCCTATTCCGAGGCCGTGATGCTCAACGGGCGCGTGCGCGAGCTGCATGTGCTGCGGCCGGACCGGATGAAGGTGATTCCGGGACCGGAAGGTTGGCCGGAGGCTTTCGAATACACGGCGAACGGCTCGAGCGTGCGCTTCGCAGGGGACGCGGATGCAGGCGGTGGGATTGCGCAGATCCTGCACATGAAGCAGTTTCATCCCGTTAACGATCACTATGGCCTGAGCCCCATCGAGGCGGCGGCGACGGCCATCGACATTCACAACACGGCGGCGGGCTGGAACAAGGCTCTGCTCGACAATTCCGCGAGGCCCTCGGGTGCACTCGTCTACGGCAACGGCGGGGGCCGGCTGACGGCGGAACAGTTCGAGCGGCTGAAGTCGGAACTGGAAACCAACTTCCAGGGTGCGAAGCACGCGGGCCGGCCGCTGCTTCTGGAAGGCGGGCTCGACTGGAAGCCGTTGTCGCTGAGCCCGCGCGACATGGATTTCATCGAGGCAAAGAACGGCGCGGCGCGCGAGATTGCGCTCGCCATCGGCGTACCGCCGATGCTGCTCGGTATTCCTGGCGACAACACCTATTCGAATTACCAGGAGGCGACGCGCGCGTTCTGGCGGCAGACGGTACTGCCACTCGTCAACCGCACGGCCAAGGCGATGAGCGGGTGGCTGGGGCCGGCGTTCGGCGGCGGACTGGAATTGATGCCCAATCTCGATGGCGTCGAGGCCCTCGTCCCGGAGCGCGAGGCGCTGTGGGCGCGGCTCAATGCGGCGAGTTTTCTAACGATCAACGAAAAGCGAGAGGCGGCGGGATATTCGCCGTTGGATGATACGCCCGGCGACTCCGCATCCGCGGAGCCGACCGCTGGGCGCGGGGACGTTTGATCTTTCGATCCGCGAGGGATTTCAGAAACCGCAGAGGCTACGGCGACACTGTTGGTATTTTTGGAAAGAGACATGATGACTTCTCCAGCCTTTGGCCCTGCTCCGGAGCTGAAGTTTACGGCGCTTGACCTGATGGATGCCGATACCAGCGGAGTCTTCGAAGGCTACGCGAGCATCTTCGACCGTGAGGATCTGGCACGTGACGTGATCCTGCCTGGGGCCTTCCGGCAAAGCCTGGCCGAGCGGGGAGCGTCCGGCGTGCGGATGCTTTATCAGCACGATCCGGCTCAGCCGATCGGCGTGTGGGAGCGCATCGAGGAAGACGCGCTGGGATTGAGGGTTTGCGGCCGGCTGACGCTGGAGACGGAAAAAGCGCGCGACGTTCTCTTTCTGATGCGAGGGGGCGCGATCGACGGACTCTCGATCGGCTTCAAGGCGAAGCGGACGCGGCGCGATCCGCGCTCGGGCATCCGGCGCATTCTGGAACTTGAACTTTGGGAGATCTCCGTCGTGACGTTTCCCATGATGCCGGGTGCCAGAGTGCACGGCATCAAGTGTTCGCCGTTCGGGGGCAGGGTGCCGACCGAGCGGCAATTCGAGCGCTGGCTCGTGCGGGATGCCGGGTTCACGCGCACGCAGGCCCGGTCGCTGATGCGATCGGGATTGAGCGGTCTGAAGTCCCGGCGGGATGCGGGCACGGTCGCAAATGGTGAGGCGGAAGATGTCACGTCGGCGGTGCGCCGGCTGACCGCGCTCATCAAGTCTGCAACCCCATGAAAGGAAACAACGGACAATGGACGCATTGGAAACGAAGGCGGGACTGAGCCGCGATGTGGACGACCTGATGCAGGCTTTCGAGGCCTTCAAGGAGACCAATGATCGCCGGCTGTCGGAGATCGAGCGGCGCGGCGCGGAAGATGGCCTGACGGCCGAGAAGCTTAATCGCATCGAAAAGACGATGGACGCACTGGCGCTAAAGCAGGCGCGTGTTCCGCTTGGCGGGAAGGAGCCGGCTTCGGTCAGCGAACTGGCGCACAAGTCGGCTTTCGAAGGCTACGTTCGCAGGGGCGAGACGGGGAACCTTGCAACTCTGGAGCAGAAGGCGTTGTCGGTCGGCGTCGATGCGGACGGCGGATTTCTGGTGCCGAAGGAGACGGAACGTGCCGTCAACATGGCGCTGAAAACCGTCTCGCCGATCCGCGCCATCGCAGGGGTCAGGCAGGTTTCAGGCTCGATGTACAAGGTGCCGTTCGCGACATCGGGCGCGGCGACGGGGTGGGTCGGCGAGACGGCAGTGCGACCGCAGACAAACACGCCGACGCTGGCCGAGCTATCGTTCCCGACGATGGAACTCTATGCGATGCCTGCGGCGACGCAGGCGATCATCGACGATGCCGCCATCGATATCGATTCCTGGCTCGCCGAGGAAGTACGCACGGCCTTTGCCCAGCAGGAAGGGACGGCATTTGTCACCGGGGACGGCGTGAACAAGCCGAAAGGCTTCCTCACCTATCCGACGGTCGCAAACTCCGCCTGGACATGGGGCAGCCTTGGCTTCGTCACCAGCGGCGCCGCCGGCGCGTTTCCGGCGACGAACCAGGCCGATAAGCTGATCGACCTCGTCTATGCGGTGAAGGGCACCTACCGCGCG